ATCAAATCCTGGTATAAGAGTTCCGTAATCCACATTCATATAATTAACAAAACTACCTAAATCACCTACTTCATCATTTAAAATACTATCGTTATTAAACTTACTACTCAATCCTAAATATTTCGTATTACCTGGACCAACATTATCATCAACCCTTTCCCATCTTGTCGTAAATCCGGGTATAGTTACACCGTCTGTTTCATCCATAAAATTAACAGCTGGTGGTTCATTAGAAAAACTATACAACGATTCTATCAATGATTCTGAAGCTAACTCACTTTGATACCTTCCCTGTCCTCTAAAATCTGAAAATCCTATTCCAAAATTTTGTGATAAATTTTGTCCTATTATTCCGAATGTACTAATCATCCGTTGAGGTTCAGTAGGAGCTAATTTTGATTCATCTGTCCCAGTGAAGTTCTTTGTAAATCCATCAGGTGGATTTTGAAAGAAATCAGTCACTGCGTTTCCTACATTTTTATTGAATAGTGATTCTGAAGCTAACTCACTTTGATACCTTCCCTGTCCTCTAAAATCTGAAAATCCTTTTCCGAAATTTTGTGATAAATTCTGTCCTATTGTTCCGAATGTACTAATCATTCGTTGTGGTTCAGTAAGAGCTAATTTTGATTCATCTGTCCCGGTGAAGTTCTTTGTAAATCCATCAGGTGGATTTTGAAAGAAATCAGTCACTGCGTTTCCTACATTTTTATTGAATAGTGATTTTAATTTTTCTAAACCCAAAAGTTTTCTCCTATGCTAAGGTTTGTAATTGCGTTTTAAATTGTCTACCCATTGCCGGTGCTAAATTTTCTAATGCTGATACTACTTTATTTAGAGCTAAATTTTGTTGTTCTTGTTGTTTTATAATAGATTCATTTTGTGTTGTTTGTTTTTGTAATTCACTCTTGCCTTCTGATGAACTATTATTATTATCAAACAGACCTGGAGCGACTGCAAAATCATCTCGTTTACTTAGTTGGAATGCGCCTTCAGCTGTTGAAATTACAGGCGGCTGACCTGCTTTCATTTCACCATCACCGATTGATTTGGCGGCTCGCACTTTTCTCAACATCGATGCTACTATGAATCCCGCTCCAACTACTCCAGCTGTTCCAAGTACAGGATTAATCATAAACAACTTCGACGCTCCCGCGAAAATATTAGCCGCGGCGTTAGCCATTGCGGCTCCTGTTAAGGCGCCTAATCCGATTGCTAAAGCTGTTGCCCCTGCGTCACCCTCTCTTAAACCTTTAACAAACGCTTCGATTTTAGAAGCTACAATATCAACAATAGGACCAATAGTTTCAGTCATAAGTAATGATAATTCAGCTAATGAACCAGTCAAATTCGCTAAACTTGATTGAGCCTTTTCTCCGACAAAATTGTCCATAGTCATTTTACTCAATTGTCCCGCTAAACTAACACTTTCTCCTTGATTACTTAACATCAGAGCCATTTTATCAGCTGTTGTACCAAAAGCGGCTGCCATTATGTCTTGTTCAATCACTTGCAATTTCTGGAATTCGTGTTGACTTCCCATTTGTTTTACCATTTCTTGTTGAAACCCAAGCTCATCTTTTGCGTTAAACAATTGTCGAGCTTTATTAAAGTCTAATTCTCTACCTAACGCTACTTCGGCTGTAAATTCAGCAGTTAAACTTTCTTGAAGATTAAGTAATCCTTTCCCCATTTTTTGCATTTCATCTATACCAACACCCAATTTTCTAGCATGTACAGACGCTTCTAAAAAGTTACCAACAGTTTCTGCTGAATATAAAGCTAATTCTGCAGAAGATGCGGCTATGTCTTTCAATACAGCTGTTGGCGCTACACCTTCTTGAACAGCCAATGCTTCTGTTTGTTTGGCTATATTGATAGCACCTTCGGCTGAAAGTCCTGTCATTGTACTAAGAACACCGACTAACTTAGCTCCTTCATCATTTGACATACCAACTGATTTAGAAAAATCTGTCATCTTTCCTGACAATTTTAAAGCTTCGGAAAAACTAAAACCGAAATTCGTAGCCAATTCTGCAGCACCGGCAGTTATATCTGTCATTGACCGACCTAACTTAGCTCCCTCAATACCTGCTTGGCCAATTTCAGTTCTAAATTGTGTAACACCTAAAGCTCCGAAAGTATTACCTATGTCATCTGTCGTACTACTAAATTTCTTTAAAATACCCAAAGCTGCACCAAATGCTACACCTATAGCTACAGTAGGCTTCTTCATACTCATTATTTTTGACGCTAAACCACCAGTTACAGAATTTAAAACGGATGTAATTGCTAATGTTTTTTCTATTTTTTCAGCGTTTTCACCACGAGCTTTTAATATTTCTTGTAATTTTGTTATTTCCTCTTGTAACGCTTCTTTTTCTTCATCAGTTAATTGCTCAGTTTCAAGTTTAAGTTGTTTTATTCTTTCTTGTATAGCAACACTATCAAGTTCACCAGAATTTAACATTTTTACATCATCAATTAATTTATTTCCTAGTTCTGATATAGATTCATTACCGGCTATTTTTTTACTAAGCGATTTTATTAGGGTATTTTCATTATTAACCATTTCTTGTTGAACTTTAGCGTGCTTTTTACCTAGCAGAACATTAACTTGAGATTTATTAGCTCTATTTAGTGACATTTTATCGATTTGTTTGGAAGCGCTTAATTGTTCTTTTTCTTGATTAGCTTGCTTTTCTTGTAGTTTGACTATATCTTCTTCTAATTTTTTACGCTTTTTACGCATTTTGAAAGCTGTTGAAGAATTCTTTCTGTCTAAAGCAGCGTATTTTTTCTTATGGTCTGCTAATTGGTTTTCTAATTTTATTAGTTGTCTTAATTCTGCTTCTGAAGGCATCAGTTTCTCCAATATATATATCAATAATAAATATCAAAATTTAAAATTATTTGCGTATATTAGGTCTCTGGAGTGTAGTGTTCCTGGATGTTTTCTCTATTTGTTTTCTTTCTTCGTTTTTTTCCGAAACTAATTGTTTATAATAAAAGTTTCTTAAATATACCGGCATTTCATATAAATCTGAAAATATGAAGCCATTTCCGTGATAACAAATAGAAAAAATTTGTTTATGAATTTCTTGTTTATAATTCGCTGGTAGGCCAAAAAAAGCTGATAGTTAATGGTATATCTACCATTACCATCGTACCCCCTATCTCTATCTCTTGTTTTAAATCAATACCCGGACTGAGTTTATTGATTTCTGAGCGTAAATAAAACGAATCCCTTGATAATAAATTTTCTATAAATTGACTTATAGATAACTTTGTATCATCACCTTGTACTGATATGATAGCAGCTTTCAGCCTGGTACTCAATTCAGGTAAATAATCATATCCCAACTTTGAATAACCTTTTAATTCTTCAGTAATTAATTTTTCTTCATGACCAGTTAATAATTTAAACTTTATCTTATATTTTGATATTGGGAGTTCTAATTCAAATTCATTTTTATCAATATTTTCAGGTAATTTTTTAAAAGGACAATGTGTTAAATCAAAAGTATGTCTTATTTCTGAGTTATTCGTTGGATTATTAACATTTACAGTATATTCAGGTCCGTATGCCAATATTCTTGCTGCTATCATTATAGCATCTTTATCACCAGATACCAAATCATCTAAATTAATATTTTTATCAATAATTAAAGCTTGTAATAATTTATCAATTACAATACCTTTTTCTATTAAATTTTGAGATGTTAAAATATCTTCTTCTTTAGCAGTCATATATTTTATCTCTATTTTTCCCGATGATAGTGGTGAATCTTTTGGATATAATTTACCTTCACTCGGCAAATCTATTACCTCAGTAGGGAATTTCTGTTCTTCAGCCATTTATAACCTCCTATACTTCTAATGCTCTCCTAAACCAACCAAATAAGAATTTCTCTTGTTCTGGTTTTTTGTTTACGAGATCATAGTAGTGTTTTAATCTATAACAACGAGTTCTGTTATCACAAGGTTTATATTTATTGATAGATTCAATAGTTTTTGGTCCTAAACCACCATCAACTTTTAAATCACCACCTTTTGCATTAACAGCTCTCTGTAATACTCTTACTGCTGTACCTCTTCCTTGATTTATACACATATCAAAATAGATATGTTTCAGATTATCAGGCATTTGAGGTACTTTGTTCTTTACCCAATAATCATCATAGTAAATTTGTCTTGCTTCTTCTTTTGTGAGATTTTTTATATCAACATCTGGATAGAATCGTTTAGTAATACCGAAATTAGTTTCACCACCCAAATCATTTGGATCGTTCACATAACCACCTTCGTGTTCTAATAAAACCTCTATTATATCGTCAAACTTTGTTAGCATTATCTATTAGAATTGTAATATAGCGTAATCATATCTTAAAGTTAATGTAATTTCTGCAGCTGTTGCATCACCGAAATCAAAATCACCGAATTGTGCATCTTGTATATAAGCACCTTTTAATGTCCATTCTTCTACTTTATCACCAACTGGTCCTAACACATTAAATGTTACATCTTTTTTATAGAAATCTGAGTATCCATCACGGCCTGTAACTGATTCGTGACCTAATCTTACCCATTCCATTACAGCTTGTGCAGCACTTGGTACAATCGGATCATATAATGTAGCAGTCAATGGTTGCCATTGACCTTTACCCTTAACATAACGAGTTACATTCATGTGATGTAATTCAACATCTTCAAAAGTAATCTGAGGTCTAGCTGCTGTTTTTATTAAATAAGCAGGAATACCATCGATTTGCATTATAAACCGATTCTTTAATTTCGGTTCAAAGGGTGTAAACATTATATCATTTGCTGCTATTAATTCAGCCATTATACTTCTCCAATTTATCTATTAATAAATATAAGATATTTAAAAATTATTCAGGAAATGTTGCTCCTGATGGTTGAATTGTGAAATCCAATACTATAAATTCAGCTGTTCTAGCTGGTTGAACAAATATTTGTCCATATAAGATATTTCTATCCACAACATCTGGAGTATTATTTGTTTCATCCATTACAACTCTGAACGCAGTTAATCCACTTTGTGCTTGTACTTGTTCTAAGAACGGATTTACTATATTCAAGAATCTACCTCTTGTTGCTGCTGTATTTTGTTCAAATACTAAATATCTTGAACTTGAAGCAATAAATTTCTTCAATCTAATTAATAATCTTCTAACATTGATTCTATCTAACGCAGAAGATTTCTTCTGTAAGGTTTTTTGTCCAAAAGCTGTAACCCCTTGACCTGGGAATGTTGCTAATGGATTAACATTTGATTCATATAAAGTATCTCTATCTGAATGAGTTAATTTTCTTTCAGCTTGAATTGCTGAATCAATTCCACCTCTATTCAGACCTGCAGGCGCGAACCAAGGATGAGCGACTTTGTCATTAAATGCATATACACCCGACATCACAACAGATGGTGGCACAAATCTATTCACTCCCAATGATGTATCTCTAACTTGAACCCACGGCCAATACATAGCAGCAAAATTAGAATCTCTACCTTCAGCGACTGATATTACTGATGATATATTCGCTGTTCCATATTTAACTGGATCGATAATTGCGAATGCGTCACCTCTTTCTTCACAAATCTGTATTGCTTTTTTAGCCACTGCACCATGTACATTATCAATTATACCAGGAACAAATAATAAATTAAAATCATATTCATCTTGATTTTTCAATAAATTAAGTGCTTTAATATAATTATCATAGCCGTTAGTTGCACCATCTGTACTTGGATCTAATCCTTGTGAATTGTTTTCTTCTATAGCTGTATAGAATTTTCTAGGATGTTGTATTGTTCCCTCAGAAGCACCGCCGAATGCGCCACCATAAGAACCACTTTTTAATGCTGGAAATCCGTGTACTGCAGCTGATTGTGATACTGCTACTTCACCATTATCATCTAAAAATGGTGATGTGAATGTTTTAAGAACTTCAACATAAACATATTTTGATTTATTAATAGTTGAACCAGATAATTGTAAATAAGGATTACCATTTTCATCTTCACGAAGCGTTTGTTTTTGGTCACCAATTACTTTACTAATAAAGTTTGGTTCTGCATCATCTAATGTTAAATTATTCCATGTTTCTAAGATTTGTTTTTTGTCACTTCTGTCATTACCTCTTCTGATTAAAAGAGTAAATGTACCTTTTTTAAGATTTCTTTCTGAAATTTCATATCTTATATTATCTTTTGAACCAGAGCGTAATAAATTATTTGTCTGCGCTAACCCTGTTGTTCCTGTTCCACTTAAAGAGTTTAATACTTCACCCTCACTTATTGTGTGTAATTTGAATATTGTATTACCCGCTGCAGAATTAGCAGTTCCGCCTATCATTGTGAATGCTCTCTCGGTAGTTAAATCAACCTTGACTGATCTAGCAAAATTTGCTGTTGTTGCGGTATCATCGGCTCCTGAACCTGTTGTTATAGTTAAATTATTAGATGTTCCAGTTGTAGAACCAGTTATAGATAAAACACCATTTAAATTTGTTGTAAGACCCTTCGCTGATGCGGAAACAGTTGTTATACCGGCTATAGTTGCAGCATTGACTGCTGTTACTAAATTAGCAACTGCTGATGCTGTAGCGTGCGCTGGATCAGAGTGGCCAGTACCAAAATCTACAAATCTTTGTGTTGATGAATTTTCTAAACCCACTGATTGTGAAACAAATACAAATGCGACACTTCCAATCCTAAATTCATCTGGGCCACCTGCGGATAAAGAACCAGTTGGATTATGAACAAATGAAAATGAACCTGATCCATATGTAGCACCAACAGATGTTCCATCACTTAAAATACTCGCCGTAGCTTCTGAATAGCCACTAGCTGCTACTCTAACGATAGTAGCCGGTCCTCCGCTTTTCAAATATTCTTCTGCTGTATGCGATGTTAAATATTGATATTGTTTAGAACCACTTGTAATAGTTGTTCCGAATATTGTTTCATATTCTGAAAAACTATTAACTACTGTTGGAACTAAGACTGGACCTTTCAATGTCGGTCCTACGATTGCAGCACCTATGTCTGCGATCGCCGCTGGTAAAAATGTTTGGTCTATTTCTTTGGTAAATACACCCGGTGATATTATTTTCTCGGCCATGAAAAATCTCCTGTTTTAGGTAGGATGAAACAACTCATTAATAAATATAATCTAAAAATTCAAAAAACGATATTATTTTGAATTTATAAAAACACCTTTAGTCAAGTCTACACGACCTTCACCATAAGTTTTATTCATTTTTTTTAATAACTCCGCTTCTTGTTTTTTAGTTTCTTGATATTTTTTTGCTAATCTTTCTTCTTCAGTATTAGCAGCTTGTAATTTATCTAATAAGTCTAATTTAATCATACCTATTTGACCTAAATTTACTCGCATGTCTTGATAAACAGATTGGATTTCTTTAATCTCTTTTATCTCTTGTTCATTTAAATTAACTTCACTCATGTAACCCCCTTAGTTGTTGTCTACTATTATCTCACTATTAAAAACTACTTTTCTTGGTGTAAGTTCTTTAATCAAAGTAGCTTTTTTATTTGTAACCACAGAATTCATATACTCTGGTAGTAAATATGCTTTTGTAATAACACTAAATGTTGAACGAATAAATCTTTCATCATCGACCGTCATTTCAGATGCGTCTGAAATTGTGTCAATAGCACAATGAAATTTATATTCTTGATTATCACCCCAATATTTATTACTTTCTTCTATAAATAATTCTACTATTTCATTCATCTGTTCAATATAATTAGTCCATATAATAAAATCATAATTAATATTTCTAAAATTTGGTGTTGTAGTTAATAAATTTTCATATTGAGGTTTAATACCAGTTAAAACTGAAAAATTATCATATCTATTATTTTTTGACCATTGAGAATTCCTTAATACCGTCGCGTTTTCTTGTAAAACATCATGTGCGTAATCTTGTGTTGTCATTTCATTCGCTTCTACTGAAATTCTTTTTAACATAATTAATGGTAAAATCAAAGAATTGTTTTTATCTCTTATTACTCCTTTTTTTCTAAATGCGGACCACCTTTCTTCATTACCATAATATACTGGAACTTTTATATTCTCACTCGCTTCCCTAACTACTGGTTTCATCACATTTTTAATATGTGATATTATAGTAGTATCTACATCTTTTAATGTTATGGCATAATTTTTTGTTAAATCTTTTCCGGGAGTAATAGAACGAGAGGTAGTATCTTTTAAAGAAACTTGTTTCCCTCTATTTATTTCAGTTCTATCAACGACATGTTTATTTTTAATTCTATTAACAGCCATTATTTATCTCCTCTAAAAAATTTATCAACTAATATCTTCCCGACATATATAACTAACACAACACTAACTATCGTTAGAACATCTATTAGATGGCTTCCTGAATCAGATTCTATTGACCCAAGAGGTATTTGAACTTTAAGTTTTTGTATAGATTTAGTTGGTGGCATTGCTGCTAAAGTTGAATCTTCTATGATTAGTTCTTTATTCATCTCAATATTATATCCTTGATACCTTTATCAGTTCTATTTTTTATGATTTCTTACGGCCTGTGTATAAGTATAAGAAAGACATTCACCACAAGCAATTGTTTCGTTTAATAAGTCTTTGAGTTTAATCATTTGTATCTACTCGGAGCATTACCTTTGCCTCTACCACCTACATCTATACCTTTACTAAATTTATCTAATTTACCAAATCTTCCTGGTTGGGCTTTCATCTTATCTTGTTTGACTTTTCTCATATTATGAAATGATTTTATCCTACCTGAATTTTTAACTATGTAATATACATCTGATGGTGTTCCACCAATATCAACAATCCATTTTCTATATTTCTTTATCAATTCAGCCGATACTTTTTCATGCCCCCAATGTGTTTCATGTCCTTTCTTTGGGTGGATACCAGAAGTTTCATCTTTACCTACATCGTGTAACATAGCAGCAATTGCTAAATCTATATCACCACTCTTTAACGCTCTTTCTACTGAATAAATAGTATGTTTGAGAACATTCCCCTCTGGATGATAATCTTTTCGTTGTTTAATATTCTTTAAATTATAAACCCTTTTTTGTAATTGTGAAGGCATAGTATTGAATAAGTCTTTAAACTTTTTATATTGGGCTTCAATTAATAATTGTTTTAGTTTAATCATTCTACATTTCACCAGCGTGTATTATACAATCCTCATTCCACAACCAATCACCTATAAATTCATAAACTTCACCCCCATTATTATCAGTTTTCAGAGTATTTTGTTCTATTTCAATTTCATCTTTTTCTGTTAATAATTTTTTTAGTTTAATCATCTGCTTCTCCGTTTCTTTA